GGCCAGACTGTTGCAAGTGCTAAACGTCCGGCAGGAAAAGGACGCAGAAAAACTGTGAAACTCACACCATCACAGGTAGCTATTTCTAAACGATTAGGTGTGCCGCTAGAAGAATATGCGAAACAATTAGCCGCGAAGGAGGTATAAGCATATGGATAATACAACAAACAATAAAAAAACTTCCCGCGCGAGTCAAACTCGGGCTAAAACTGAAAAGCCTAAAGTATGGACTCCACCATCAGCATTAGATGCACCGCCTGCACCCGACGGATATAGGCACAGATGGATTAGAACCGAAAGTATGGGGAACGATGATTCCAAAAATATTAACGGTAAAATGAGATCTGGTTGGGAATTTGTCAGAGCTGACGAATACCCTAACGAAGACTACCCGTCAATAGATTCAGGTAAGTATTCAGGTGTTATAGGAGTTGGTGGCCTTGTGCTGGCAAGGATACCCGAAGAGCTCGCAAAGCAAAGAGAGGCATATTATAATCAAATGACTGCCGATCGTAATGAAGCTTTAGATAACGATGTCTTGAAGGAACAGCACCCAAGTATGCCGATCAATCAAGATCGACAGACTCGTGTAACTTTTGGTGGTACAAAGAAATAGCATTTTGATATTTCGACCACTGATATAAACAACCTTTAAGGAGGACAAACATATGGCAAATATAGACGCCGCATTTGGTTTGAACCCAGTTGGAAGTATCAGCGGAGGAGCTAACCAAAAACTCAATGAGTACAAAATTGCATCTAACGAAGCTAATGCAATTTTCCAGGGCGACATGGTACAGCCAGACTCTGGCAATATCCAGCAAGCTGGAACAGGTACGACAAACATTGGTGTTTTTTGGGGTTGTAAATTCGACGACGCAACAACTAACAAACCAACTTTTAAAAACAACTCTGCAGCAAGCGGAAACGGCGCTGTAGCAGACGCATTTGTATATGATGATCCACACCAAGTATTTGAAATACAGGGTGATGGCGCATCTGCACAAACTGACGTTATGCAAACAGCAGACGTAGTCGTGGGCACAGGGTCAACAGTAACGGGTGTAAGTGCAATGGAACTTGATTCTACTGACATTGGTACTGGTGCTAACTTAGTGATTATCGGTTTTTCTGGAAAAACTGGTAGATCAGAAGTTGGATCAGCTAATGCAGTGTACAAAGTTCTAATTAACGAACACTTCTACGCATAATAGCAGGAGGACATAAAAAATGGCTATATCAAGACAACAACTAGCAAAAGAGCTAGAGCCAGGTCTGAATGCATTATTCGGACTTGAGTACAAAAACTACGAAAACCAACACGCAGAAATCTATGACACAGAAAACAGTGACAGAGCTTTTGAAGAAGAAGTAATGTTATCTGGTTTCGACAAAGCAGGCGTTAAGTCAGAAGGCGCTGCTGTTGCTTACGATAACGCGCAGGAAACTTTCACTGCAAGATATCAACACGAGACTATTGCGTTAGCATTTAGCTTAACGGAAGAGGCGGTGGAAGATAACTTGTATGACAAGATTTCTACTCGTTACACAAAAGCACTAGCACGTTCTATGGCTCAAACGAAGCAGACTAAAGCTGCGAATGTATTAAACAATGCATTTAAAGCTTCTGGTTACAACGGCGGTGACGGTGAGTCCCTAATTGGAAACGCTCACCCAACTATCGCTGGTAACATCAGCAACAGACCTGTCACATTAGCTGACTTGTCTGAAACTTCTCTTGAACAAGCAATGATTGACATTGCTAATTTCAAGGACGAGAGAGGTCTTAAAATTGCTGCGAAGGCGGTCAAAATGATCATACCTTCAGCTAACCAGTTCACTGCGGAAAGACTTATGAAGTCTGCTAATCGTGTCGGCACAGCTGATAACGACGTTAACGCACTAAAATCAATGGGAATGGTTCCTCAAGGTTATGTAGTAAATAACTTCCTAACTGACGATGACGCATTCTTCTTGAAAACTGATGTGCCTAACGGATTGAAGCACATGGTCCGTGCGCCGATTAAAACGGCTATGGAAGGTGACTTCGAGACTGGTAATATGAGATACAAAGCTAGGGAAAGATACAGCTTCGGTTGGTCTGACTGGAGAGGTATCTACGGTTCTGACGGTTCTGCTTAATAAGTAGCACTGTTAGGTCATACCTAAATTAAGGGGCGCT